CATCAATGTTTTATTATCGACCCAGAAGATTATGTAAAAGCAGATAACACTGGAGAGATAACAGCCGTTGTTCATAGTCATCCTGTAACACCACCTACACCTAGTCAGGCAGATAAAATTAGTTGTGAACAAAGTAATCTTCCATGGCATATTGTTAATCCAAAAACAGAACAATGGGGATATTGCGAACCTTGTGGATTTAAGCCATCTTTATTGGGTAGACCTTGGGTTTGGGGTGTAACCGATTGTTGGAGTTTGGTTAGAGATTGGTATAAAGAAGAGAAAGGTATTGAACTAAAAGATTGGGATAGACCTGTAACACCAGAAGAATTTGTACTGAATCCTTTATTTGAAGCCTGTGCATGGAGAACTGGTTTTAGAGAACTTAGACCAGATGAGAAAACAATGAATGGCGATGCTTTATTGATGTCTATTGGATCTCCTGGTTTAAATCATGTAGCTATTTTCTTAGATGGGGATGTTTTACATCATTTAACCGATAGACTATCTTGTAGAGAGCCTTATTCTCAATGGTTGTTAAAATGCACAGGAGGTAGGTATCGTTATGTTGCGTAAACTAAAATTATATGGCGAGCTTGCAGAATTTGTAGGACACAAAGAGTTTGAAATACAGGTAGATAGTCTTACAAAAGCAGTTAGTTTTCTTATCAATAATTTTCCTCAAGTAGAAAAATATATGAATCCTAAGTATTACCAAGTAAAAGTTGGTGATTATGCAGTGGATCAAGAAGAAATACTTCATCCAATAGGACAACAAGATATACATATTGTTCCTGTAATAGCTGGTGCTGGTAGAGGTGGTCTTGGAAAAATATTATTAGGTGCTGTGCTTATTGGTGGAGCGATTATGGCAGGTGGAGGTTTTTCTGCTCTTATGTCTGACACTGGATTAAAGTTTGCAGGTGGTAAACTCGGTGCTTTTGCAGGAAAATTTGCAATGAATCTTGGAATAGGTTTGACAATAATGGGTGTAAGTGAAATGTTATTTCCTCTACCTAAACCAAAAGAATTTAAGTCAGAACAAGATCCACAGTTATCATTTAGTTTTTCTGGTACGCAGAATACATCAAGAGCAGGTACTCCCGTTCCAATAGTTTATGGAGAAATAATTACAGGATCAGTTGTTATAAGTGGTGCTATTGATACTCAGCAGGTACAAGCATGACAGACGCACCAAAAAATATTATCGGTTCTGGTGGTGGTAGTCCTCCACCTCCCCCTCAACCGACAAGAACTCCTGATACTTTACATAGTAGACAGTTTGCTACTTTCCTTGATCTTATTTCTGAAGGAGAAATAGAAGGTTTTGCTACTGCTTCAAAGGAAGGAAGAACGCAGGGAACTGCTGCATATAACAATGCTGCATTAAAAGATGTATTTTTAAACGATACTCCTGTTTTAAAAGCAACAGCTAGTTCTACCTCTCCAGCTACAACTGATTTTAACTTTCAAGATGTAACATTTAACCCTCGTTTTGGAACGTCAGGTCAGACAAAAGTTGAAGGTATTGAAAGTAGTTCTTCTATTACAGCAGTAGGAGTTACTGTTACTCAATCTACTCCAGTTACTAGGCAGATAACAAATTCAAATGTTGATGCTGCGAATATTACAATAACTTTTCCTCAGATACAAAAAGCAACGGATAAAGGAGATTTACTTGGATCATCTGTTTCATTAAAAATTGCTGTTCAATATAATTCTGGTGGTTTTACTGATATTATCTCTGACACGATTACAGGAAGAACTGCTGACGCTTATCAAAGAGATTACAGAATAAATCTTACAGGTGCTTTTCCTGTTGATATAAGAGTTAGCAGAGTTACAGCCGATAGCACAGATTCAAGTTTACAAGACACATTTCAATGGACAAGTTTTGGAGAAATAATTGATGATGCTAATACTTATCCTAATAGTGCTTATGCTTCTGTTCGATTGGACTCTATGCAGTTTCAATCAATACCTAGCAGAAAATATCGTATCAGAGGAATAAAGGTAAGAATCCCTGGTGCTGGTGCAAATAGCTCTGGTACTCCAAGCGTAGACAGCACAACGGGCAGGATAGTGTACCCAGACGGATATATTTTCAATGGAGTTATGGGTGCTGCTCAATGGTGCTCGTGCCCAAGCATGGTGCTACTGGACTTACTTTTGGACACTCGCTATGGATTTGGCAATCATATAACAGAAAGTTCTCTTGATCTTTTTTCTTTTGTTACTGCTAGTAAATTTGCTAATACTCTTGTTGATGATGGATTTGGAGGACAGGAAGCTAGATTTAGTTGCAATGTAAATATTCAATCATCAAGTGAAGCATTTGATCTAATAAATGAACTCGCTGGTGTAATGAGATGTATGCCAATATGGTCGGCTGGTAGTATTCAACTTGCACAAGATAGTCCAAAAGATGCAAGCTATTTATTTAACTTAGCTAATGTAACTGAAGAAGGGTTTAGTTACTCAGGAAGTGGATTAAAAACAAGAAATACTGTAATTTCTGTTTCTTACTTCAATATGGATAGTAGAGAAATAGATTATGAGGTTTACGAAGATACTGCTTCGATAGCAAAACTAGGAGTAATTATTAAGCAAGTAAAAGGGTTTGCGTGTACCAGCCGAGGTCAGGCTAGAAGATTAGCAAAAGCTATTTTATTTGCAGAACAAAATGAAAGTGAAATTGTTTCATTTTCAACTTCTATAGATTCTGGTGTTGTTGTCAGACCTGGTGCTGTTATAGAAATAGCTGATCCTGTTCGTTCTGGTCTTAGAAGAGGTGGAAGAGTAAGTTCAGCTACAACAACCCAAATAACAGTAGATGATTCTGCTGCAACCGATTTACCAACAACAAATAATCCAACATTAAGTGTGATATTACCTGATGGAACTGTTGAAAGTAAGTCAGTATCAAGTGTCTCAGGTGCAGTTATAACAGTATCTTCTGCTTTTTCTCAGACTCCAAATGCCAATACAGTTTGGTTATTGCAAGATGACACAGTTCAAGCTCAGAAGTTTAGAGTAATAACAGTAGAAGAATCTGATGGAATAAACTATGCGATTACAGCTTTATCTTATGTAAATGAAAAGTACGCATTTATTGAAGATGGTGCGACTTTACCAACAAGAACAGTATCAGTACTAAATCTTCCGAAAGATCCTCCAAGTGCTTTACAAGCTGAAGAAAAGATAGTTGAAATAAATAATCAGGCAGTATCAAAACTTATTGTCAGTTGGCAGCCTATTGTCGGTGTTACGCAATATCAGGTCAACTATAGATTTAATAATGGTAACTTTGTTTCTACAACAGTATCTTCTCCTGACTTTGAAATATTTAATACTGATATTGGAACTTATGAATTTCAAGTATTTAGTTACAATACTGCATTACAAACAAGTGCGACTTCTGCTGATTTAACTTTTAATGCTGTTGGTAAAACTGCTTTACCATCAAATGTTACTGGATTATCAGCCGAACCAATAAATGAAAAATTAGTAAGATTACGTTGGAATTTATCTACAGATTTAGATGTTACACATGGAGGTAGGGTATATGTCAGACATTCTCCTCTAACTAATGGTAATGGCACATTTACAAATAGCACTGATTTAATTCAAGCGTTAGCTGGTAATACGACAACAGCAGAAGTTCCATATCTTGAAGGCGAATACATTTTAAAATTCCAAGATGATGGAGGTAGATTCTGTGCAGGAGAAACAAGTGTAATTCTTGAATTACCAGATAATTTAGCTCCACTTGTTACACAGATCAGAAGAGAAGATTTAGATACTCCAAAATTTCAAGGAACAAAAACTAATGTTTCTTTTGATTCCACCAACAATAACTTAAATTTAGCTGGAGGAGGAAACTTTGATGATATTACAGATTTCGATACTGTTGGTTCATTAGATGATTTTGGTGGAATAGTACCAGAGGGTACTTATGATTTTGGAGGAACTGCTGGTGGAGATACTTTAGATTTAGGGGGTGTATTTAGTCTTGACCTTAAACGTCATTTCTTGACAGAAGGTTTTTATCCGTCAGATCTGTTTGACTCTAGAGGTTTGATTGATGATATTACAGATTTTGATGGAGCTACAGCTACAGAAGTTAATGCTGAAATGTTAGTAAGAGTTACACAAGATGATCCATCTGGATCTCCTACTTATACTGATTTTCAGACTTTTGCTAATGGAACTTATAAAGGTAGAGGATTTCAATTCAGAGCAAAACTTACAAGTAATGATACTGCACAGGACATTAGAGTTTCTCAG